TCTGGACCATCTTGCAGTAGGCACCCGTTACCGGTGAATGTTGATCGGTGACCAGGTACCCTGTCACCCTGTCGGTGGCCGCAGTCGCGACTGTGATGTTAGGGTCGCGCAACGTTAAATGCAGCTTCCGCCAGGTACGTAGGGGATCCTGGAATGAGGTACGCGTACTACAAGGGTCTGGGAAGACTCTAGCAAGAAAGACCACTCCTTTATCCGGTTCATGGGCCTCGATCTTTAGGTCCATCCCTAGTGATTCCGCGACGCGGGACCACTGGTTCCGGTACTTACGCTCAAAGAGTGAGTCATCGCCGAAGGCTAGTCCGATGCTTCTGAAGGCGTCTTGTGTCGACATGTCTGGATTGGTGCGTCTCACTGCGCAGTACTGTATGAAGCCATTTAGAACGGTGTTTAGATCGCACGTAGTGGGCGACCCGCTCTTGACTCCACAGCCCGAATCATATTGGAAACCGAAACGCTTGGCCCTGGCAGGGCACGTGATCAACATATCCGTATACTCGGTAAGGTCAGCGCGGTAATTAACCGCGAAATACCGGTGGTACACGGCGTTCATCACATGCCTCTGGGCCCAGCGTGAAACAGTGCCGTCAAAGTTGGAAAAGTCCCCTTCCGCAGGCACGTCTACCAGACTGCAGTACTCGCAAACTTTTGTGGCCAACTCGTCGGGGGTCGCCCCAGGGCAGAACCAATGTTGGATGTGTTCTGCGTGGAGCACCTCATCACGAAAGGCCAGCGTATAGGCGGAAAACTGCAAAAGGTAGCGCATGTCAGCGAAGGAGGATATAATACGCCCGTCCTTCATAGTTGGTTCGTTCTTGATGAAGGCCTCAATTAGTTTACGGGGGCGCATGTCGGCTGTCTCCCAGATCTGCTTTACGGCAAGGATCTGGGATGGTTTATCGAGTTCTTGGGCAGTACGTTCCAGTGAGTAAGGCACGCCGGCGCCACGCTCCGGCACAACCAGTCTAACGAACTCCTCCGCGAATTTTTGGATCTGTTTGCTGGGTACCTTGTCGTTCTTTACCATCTCCACTCGTTGTTCTAGTGAAGAGGACAGGGCTTCCCATCGCTTGATCATCGGTAGGAGGTTTTCGTCGGTAACGACTGGGGCGGCATAATCACGGGCGCTGGTCTCAGGCACGTCT